ATACCGGTGTTTACCTGCCAGTTGGCCACTGATTCGGAAAAGCATACTGCCAAGATGACAGGTCTCAAACGTATTGAATGCAAATTGGATGGTGTGCGTGTGTTGGCTGTGATAACCAGAAATACCGTAAATCTCTACAGTCGCAATGGCCGAAGATTTGACAACTTCCCACAAATCGAACAAGATCTCGAATCAATAAAAGGCAAACTAAAGTATATTTTTGACAAAAATAACGGCATAGTGCTGGATGGTGAAATTGTGGGCGAAAGTTTCCAAGCCTTGATGAAACAGGCACAACGCAAAACCAATGCGGAAACCAAAGACATGACTTATTATGTGTTTGATTGGATTCCGTTGGAGGATTTCGAGCGTGGTTACTGGAACGCTCAACAGCACAAGCGTACAAAATTATTAGAATCTCATCGAGAATTGTTTGAATCCACTGAATCTGTTAGAATCATGCCAGGTATAGAAGTAGATCTAACTACCTCAGAAGGACACGATGTCATGCGCAGGTTTGCTACAGACGCTGTTGCGGCCGGTTATGAAGGTATCATGATCAAAGATGTCAATGCTCCATATGAATGCAAGCGGTCGACATTCTGGATGAAATGGAAACCGGTCATGACAGTGGATTTGAATATAGTGGGTTTTGAAGAAGGTACCGGTCGCAATCGTGGACGCCTGGGTGCTATAATATGTGAAGGAGTAGATGATGATCGTAATATTCGTGTCAATGTGGGCAGTGGTCTTTCCGACGCTGATCGCGATCAATATTGGACCGCCCGAGATGACCTGCTTGGTCGAGTGGTTGAAGTGGCAACAGATGCCGTCACCCAAAATCAAGATGGCTCTTACAGTTTGAGATTTCCTCGATTTGTGAGATTCAGAGGATTTGAAGCCGGAGAGAAATTGTGAACTTTGGGGATCGAGATGGATTTGATGAATATACAGTGACATTCGTTTGCGGCGGAGACGAGATGCTCCGAATCACTCGAACAGGTTTTTATGTACGTGGACAAAGGCTCGAACAGGATGACTGTGAAGCTGAACAAGTGTATAATAGTTTTACGCAATGGCTGGCGTGGCAACAACTTCAACGATAGGAGAATCAAATGGCATCAACGTTAACAAAATTGACCAAGGTAAATGAATCAATCACACTTTACCGTTATGACAACGGCTTCATGGTCGAAATCAGTGGCCGAGACAAGAAAGAAGATTGGAAAACTGCCAAGATCATGTGTAGCACCGAAGAAGAAATGATCGCTGTGATCCGAGAGTGGAATTCAATGGACGTGGACAATTAATCATGGCCACATGGACTATCAAAACCTATCATAAAAAAAACTGCCAAGAAGTTGAACACTGGAGTCAAGACAACGGAGATGGTCGGATCACAGTCACCAACGGTTATCGTTACGGTGAGTGGACCGTGGAAACCACTGATGACAATCCTCCAGAATTCGAATTTACAGAAGTACCAGGCGGCAATGGCAAGCGAGACAGCATCGACATGTACAACTGCCAAGGCTCCAACATAGAAAGCGTGGATCTTGTCGAAATGTTCGACGGTGGATGTTGGTATGACGTGGAAATCGAAAGGCTGGATGACGAGGCCGAAGAAGAAATCCAGGAATTCCTTGATGAAAACAGTACCTGGGATCTCGAAGATCGCGAACAAGATCCTTGGCACCATAGCGACACTGAATGCTGGGTCTGGGGCCCGATCGAGATCTCTAACACAGTGTCTGGTGAACGTGTACGCATTATTTGTGCTGATGCGGATGGCAACGTGGTAGATTTCAAAGAGGAAGATTGATTTGGTTAAAAAAAATGCATTTTGGACCTGGTTTGAACAAGAAGCCAAGCATGCACAACAGGTTGGTATTGAACCCTTGTTTGCACAGTATCAAATAGGATGGATCGGACTTTGAACCAGTGCTCGGTCTGCAACTGTGACTACACCGATGATGAAGGTGGCATAGACGGCCACTTTGGCATGTTGCCAGTGAGTTTCTGCCCTACCTGCTTCAGTTGCATGTGCGACATGGCCGGCCAGTTTACAGATCAAGAACATCCTGAACACGATGAACTGATGCAACATCTAAGAGGTGTGCGGCACATAGTGATCAACGAAACCTACGGTGGATTTGATCTCAGCCGAGCCGCCGAATTGTTGTATCTAGAAAGAACCGGTACTGCGTACGAACTGCGTGATCGTGAAGACCGTGCCTCTACTGTGGCAAATGGCCCACACATCTATGTAAATGGAAATCTTTGGCATGCCAGAGACATCGACCGTGATGACCCGGCCTTGGTTGACCTGGTGAGAGAAATGGGAGTGCGTGCTGGTGGTCAGCACGGGCATCTCAAGGTCGTGACCATACCTGCAGACGTAGACTGGATCATACAAGACTATGACGGTCAAGAGTGGGTAGCTGAAAAACATCGCATCTGGAAATAAAAAAAGGTTAAATACACCATGATATTTGGATCTGTTATTCTCGCCACCGCATTGTTACTCAGTGCCGTGGCTGCTTACTACTCAATCATGGGACTCACGGCCATATTTGCTGCGGCCGTGCTACCGGTCATGATCATGGGTGCCACCCTGGAACTGGGCAAGGTTGTGACCACGGTATGGTTGCACAACAACTGGTCTAGAGCCAGTTGGGTATTCAAGACCTACATGATTCCGGCTGTGTTCTTTCTCATGTTATTGACCAGCATGGGAATTTTTGGATTTCTTTCCAAGGCTCATTCGGATCAAAGCCTGGTGTCGGGTGACGTCACAGCCAAGATTGCCATATACGATGAAAAAATTCAAACTGAAAAGGACAACATAGATGCAGATCGCAAGGCTCTCAAGCAAATGGATGAGGCTGTGGACCAAGTTATGGCACGCTCAACTTCGGAAGAAGGGGCAAGTAGATCCGGTGCAATTCGCCGAGGCCAGCAGAAAGAACGTGCTCGCCTCGCTCAGAACATTACAGCGAGTCAGCAGAGGATCGCCTCTCTCAACGAGGAGCGGGCACCTATTGCCGCAGAAGTTAGGAAAGCGGAAGCGGAGGTCGGACCGATAAAGTATATAGCAGCCCTGCTGTACGGTGATAATCCTGACAGCAATGTGCTGGAACGTGCAGTGCGCTGGGTGATCATTTTGATCGTGTTGGTTTTTGATCCCTTGGCCCTGTGCCTGATCTTGGCCGCCAACAAGCAGTTTGAATGGGCTCGACAAGGCACAGGAGGATTCGTCCACGACATGTCAGCCTATCCACCCGACGATGGACCCCTCACAGACGAACAGATCGAACAGCTACGACAACACAGCAAACAACAACAGCCCACTGGCCCGGTCCGAGCCAAACAAACCCTATTTCAAGATTTTGAAGCAGTTCGAGAACCCAACAGCGACTGGATACAGACTGGTCCAGTCTTTGAGTACCATGATGACCATCCCGAATATGAATGGGATGATACACTCGATACCGATGTGGGTGAAAAGCCAACAGAGGAAGAAAAAGCCGCATACGAACAGTTTGTAGAGACCCGGAACGCTGGCAAATATCCAGAATCAGATTTACCAGAACCAGTGCAGGCTGAAGTGGCCTCGGCCGGTGGCGAGTACGTGGAAGTCAACGGCAAACGGATGCACCACAAGGCCTTTGACCCGGCCAGTATCGATGCTGGCCATGCAGTGGAACGACAGCGTGCAGCCCGCCTACAAGCTGACAACGAGCCCGTCACGCAGGCCACACAGGCCGGGTTTGGTACAGACTTTCCGTCTGATCCCAGCAAAGGTGATACCTTTGTGCGAGTAGATCGATTGCCCAGTACTTTGTACAAGTACAACGGTCGTGAATGGATCAACGTGGACAAAGAAACCAGCAACAGCTACCTTTACCAAGACAACTACCTGGACTATCTGATAGCTCGTATCGATTCGGGCGAGTATGATCCTGAACTTTTGAGCGACACCGAGCGTGAAGCCATTGCAAGACGACTAGATATCTGACTGTATGGCCACACCAGACAAGTGCAGCTTCTGCATCAAGCACAAGGATCAGGTGGTAAAACTGATCGTGGTTGATGATGCAGCCATCTGCAACGAATGTGTGGACCTGTGCAGTGGACTGCTGACTGATCCCAAGAAAAACACACGCAAGCGTGATCGCAAATTTCGTATACCGGACCCAAAAGAGCTGTATGAATACCTGGATCAGTTCGTGATTGGTCAAGAAACAGCCAAGCGTGCCTTGAGCGTGGCCATCGTGAACCATTACAAAAGAATCAGTTATGACGGTCTAGACCTGGAACTGCAAAAAAACAACATCATGCTGTTGGGGCCAACCGGGGTGGGCAAGACACTTATGGCTCGAGTGGTGGCCAAGTATCTCAACGTGCCGTTCGTGATTGCCGACGCCACAACCTTGACCGAAGCCGGTTACGTGGGTGATGATGTAGATGTGTTGATCAGTCGACTGTATGTTGCTGCGGACGGTGATGTTGATCAATGTCAACGTGGCATCGTATTCCTGGATGAAGTAGACAAGATAGCACGCAAAAGCGAAAGCAACACCGTCAGCAAAGATGTATCAGGCGAAGGCGTACAACAGGCCCTGCTCAAACTGATAGAAGGCACTCGATGCCGCATCAATCCAGCAGGTAATCGGCGCAATCAGTCCAGTGATTTGGTTGAGATAGACACTCGAAATATCCTGTTTGTGGCCAGCGGGGCTTTTGTTGGTCTGTCGGAAATAATAAAAAAACGCACAGCTGGTACCACTATGGGATTTGGCGCCAACACTGCCACAATCTCGACCGATCTTGCACCCATGCCCGACGATCTGGTACGCTACGGACTCATACCTGAATTTGTTGGAAGATTTTCTGGCACCGTGGTCCTGCGAGAGCTTGATCTCGATCAACTGCGAGCCATATTGATCACTATAAAAAACAATCTGGTAGATCAGTATCGTTGGTTGTTCCAGCAGGACGGAGTAGATCTGGTATTTGACTCAGACAGTCTGGCACTCATTGCCGGTCGCGCACTCAAGTCCGGCACCGGCGCACGTGGTCTACAGGCCGAAATCGAACGTGTGTTGTTGCCACACATGTACGATCTGCCACGCTACAGTCGCAACAACATACTTCACGTGGTCATCAACAAAGATCTGGTAAATACTCCCATGACTCTGTTACAGGAAAATACATGAAATTATATGGTCGATCGGTCTTGGTCAAGGACGACAATGTAGAAAAGGCCTTGCGCAAGTTCAAGAAAAAGATAGCCGATAGCGGTCTCTTGAACGAACTGCGCGACCGCGAAACCTATACCAAACCAACCACTGCCCGCAAAAAGAAAAAAGCCGCAGCGCAAAATCGGTGGCGCAAGCAGTTGCAGGCACAACAACTTCCAAAAAAATTATACTGATCCATGGCCTATTGCAGGATAGTCAAGCCCGGAGTGCTACGCTACAGTTGTAGCCAATATTCTCGACAGGCACTACAACACAGCTCGGCACTGGTTCTGTCTGATCTGTCTAAAAATTCATTGACTGTGCATGATTTGACCAGCAATCTGTTGCTGATAGATTTCCTGGCCGAAGGACATGACCCCGACGTGATCGACCCCTTGATCAAGTATCTCAGCACCATGATCGACGTTGCCCAGATACGGGTGTTGTTCAATGCCGCAGTTGACACTGACTCATTGCCCTACCGCGCCAGGTCATTTGTGACCCATTTTGCCAGTTGGGATGGAAGATTTGTCAATGACGGAGATCAAGCCAATGTGGTATTGGAACAAAAATTCCTGTGTCCGGTACGCAGGCCAAGTCTGGGACGGGCCTTGTTTGTCAGTCAATTGTTGTCCGCAGTGCCCGATGTGCGTGCCAGTTTTGGCAGCGGTTTCCCTGCACACAGCCGCGATTTTCAACAGCATTTTCCCGATCATGTGTTGCCCATACTGTTCGATGGCGATGCTCAATCTCCTAACTTTTTCCTTGCCAGCAATCTGTTCCGCACCTGCCTGTTCAACATCGTGGTCGAAACCAGCAATCAGATCGATACTGAAGGATGGACCAGCATTTTTATAACAGAAAAAACATTCAAGGCGTTTGATCTGTATCAGATACCTGTATGGTTTGCGGTCCCGGGTCTGGTCAATCAGGTGCGCCAGCTGGGGTTTGATCTTTTTGATGACCTAATTGATCACAGTTATGATTCTGAACCGGATCCCAAAATTCGATCCAGTCAGGTGATAGCTCAGATACAACAGCTGGACGCTGATCACAGTCTAGCAGATTGTCAACAGTTGCGCACACAAGTATGGCCACGGCTGTTGGCCAACCGAGACCGGCTGGACCAACTGACTGCTCAATACAATCACACCCAGGATCGGCTAATAGCCGAATTGATTGACACGCAGTGAAAAAACTGTTATAAATAAACATGTAGATGCCGATGGTCGGGTCTACACAGTCATCTTGCTTAATAAAGGAGAAAAATATGACAAACACTTTAACCTTACGGTCTCTTGACCTTCCTTCGATACACAAATTTGGTATCGGATTTGATTCCATGTTTGATGAACTCAATCGAATACAGAATCAACAAACCAACTATCCGCCGTACAATATAGTGAAAATTTCAGAAGACAACTTCCTGATTGAAATCGCTGTGGCCGGATTTGCTCGAGATGAAATCGATATCCAGTTGGAAAATCGTGTGTTGACTGTGCGAGGAACCAAGACAGCATCAGCACACGACTATCTACACAAAGGTATCAGTGATCGTGATTTCGTAAGAAATTTCACCTTGGCCGAGCATGTGGAAGTGAATCATGCAGTGCAAAAAGATGGCATCTTGACTATCAATCTGGAACGTATCATTCCAGAGGAAAAGAAGCCGAAGACCATTGCTATCACTTACTCAAAGTAGTAAACTAGTGTAAATACAGTGGGCGAGACTCGCCCACTGCTATACAACCAAGGTAAAAGGAACCAGAATGTCACAATCAGACGCCATAACAAAAATAAAAATCAATCACGAGTTGGCAGAACCACCCATGTTCAAGGTCATATACCTCAATGATAGCCTGACCACCATGGAGTTCGTGATTGAAACCTTGATGAGTTTTTTTAATTATACCACCGAAACTGCTGTCAAGATCACCGAAGATATACATACTCTAGGTGCAGCCACTGTGGCAGTGTTGCCATATGAAATAGCCGAGCAAAAGGGTATCGAAGTCACTGTACATGCTCGCACACAAAATTTCCCGCTACAGATCAAGCTAGAACCTGAAGTGCCATAAAACTAGTACAGCACAACACCCGGGCGTACAACTCTCAATCTAGAACTTTATTTCAATGCGTTTGGGATGGTACACCGACTGTTTCCATTCGGTATTGCCACGTCCGCGACAGTTGTTCACATAACGGACTCCTTGGCTGATACGATCCACTGATTTGTGATAGTGCCCAAAGCACCAGGTGTCAATCTTGTGTTCGGTATCGCGAGTGAGCACAGTGTTCATGAGACTGTTGCCCATGGTATTGAACCTGTACTCACCACGCAGGTCCAGATCGTGTTCGATGAGCCAGCTGGCTGGCACAGTATGAGTGACCAACACAATGCGTCGCACTTCTTGATGTGTTTGCAATCTTTTGACACTGTTGATCAGATACATGGCATCCTGGTATGCCCTGAGTTCGATTTCGTTACTGACCGGTGCAGGAAAACCATAGCGATCCTGCGTCCAGACTCGGGTTTCTTCAAGATCTATGTCGGCATCAAAATCGTAACTCCACCAACCGTTGGCAGCCAAGATGGCCACACCATTGATTATGACCACATCGCTGTGCAAATAAACCACACCGGGTATGGATTTCAGGGTTTGTTCTACAGCTTGATAACTGCCGTTGAGGTCATCCAGTTGATGTCTATGTTCGTCGTTGCCATCTATATAAAACACAGCCTGGTAGCAACAAGCCAGGTGCCCGAGTGCATCTTCCATGGCTGCTGGATCTCGGCCAACATCGCCGGCTACCACACAATAGGGACTGGTGGCTTGCCCGGTCCAGTCAAACTGCGGCCAGGTATCAACGTGTAGATCAGAAATTAAATCAAAGGCAAATGTCATG